GCTCAGGTCAACAAGTTTAGAAACTTAGTTAACCCGCAAGGCACTAAGGAGGAGACTTTAGACTTTCTTACCCACCGTCCGGAGGCGCAGAAGGCTATGTTTAGCTATCTGTCTGGGGGTGTTGATAACGGAGACATGGTGACTAAACTTAACCGTATCATTGATGATGCTCCTGACACACGGACAGGTGTTACTAAGGCTATGGATGCTATGCAGGTTATGTACGGTGTTACTGCGCAGGATATGTTAACTAAGTCACAGGAGTTTATGTACGCCCTGGACATGAACATCCGTAATAAGTATAATATGTCGTACAATGAATTTATGCAACGGCCCGATATCTTCACTCTCCTTAAGGACCCACAGAAGGGTGCAAGCTACCAGGAGTTTATGGAGATTGAAGCTCTCTCTGTTGAGCAAGCTCTGGGTAACGTCTTCGCACGTAAGTACGGCCAACGTAACTCCGGTACAAACCTTGAGTTTGTTGCAGACCTCCTAGAGGAAGCCCGTAACGTTCCTGTCATTGGTGCTCTGCTCCCCTTTGGTCAGTTCTTCAACAACTCTATTGTCTTCATGGCAGATCACACAGGTATCTCTCTGGCTTTAAAACCCTACACAAAAACTAGTAAGTCAAATATGGAGTTACTTACCAGGGCTGCTGCTGGTTATAGTCTTATAGCTGTGGCTACACTGAAGGAGATGGAGAACCTTGAGGAGGGTCTTGCTTGGCATGAGGAACGTAACTCTGACGGTAGGGTAGTCTCTCGTATGTATGACTTCCCTCTGTCTTTCTGGAAGATAATCGGACGTATGGGTGCGCACCTAACGCGACCTGGAGACGGGGTAATACCTGCCCCTCTTGCTACAGAGTTTCTTGCTAAGTTCACACTTCCCTCTGTTACACGGGGATTAGGTGATGCAGCTGGCGGTGTACAGGAGTTGTTTACAGACGTAATTTCTGGCGAGGCTGAGCTTATTGATGCAGTCACTGTCTCCTTGTCATCCACTGTGAACTTGTACTCTTCAGGTGGTACTCGTTTCCTCGATCCAATTAACACCGCTTTGGCGTTCTCTGAAGGAGAGGACTACGTTGCTCCTTCCAGGAACATCGGTAACAAACATCTGAACAACGCGCTACGTTATACTGACCAGATTGTCGATAGTATAGTGGGCTTAGAAAACATCCCTGGTGTAGGTGAGGACATAGCTAAAGCCTACAGCACACAGAACTACAATGCTATTAACGGTAGAAACATAGGGGTTAACGCCGGTCGTATCTTTGGTTCACGGGAGGTCGTTCCTACTTCGTCTATCGGTCGCCTCTACAACGACATAGGTAAACCCCAATGGCAGGTAAACCTTCCAAGGGACAACCCTGAGATGCTGGAGATTTATGAGCAACACCTATTTCCTCTGTTAGAGTACCACGCTGATACTGTGTTAGAGAATGGTAGGTGGGAAGCTATGGGTCTTGCTGGCAAGGAGGCGATGTTGAGGGAGATTATGACAAGAGCTAGGAAGGACATCAAAGATTCTTTTGCAGCTGTACCCTCTGGTCCAAGAGCAGAAGCAAACCTCATCATCAACATCAACAACCTCAAGGGCTCTGGGCGTCAAGCCTTTGAGCAGATGATGGATGTCTTTGAGACAAGTGAAGCAGACCTAGGGGACCTGAGTATACCTCAACTACAACTCCTCTACGACAGCATTAAAGATGTACAAGATGTCCACAGGGATACGCGAGACTCTGCCTTAGAGAGGTAGACAAACAAAGAGGGGGAACCTTTCGGCTCCCCCTCAGTATTACTCTTCAATCATGAGGTCTGCCATACGGTAGGCCTCTTTTTTTATGTCCTCTAGGGTCATCTCCCCAAAGTTCTTATCGAAGAGGATACTAGCAAACTGTCCTGCGAAGTAGTCTCTATTGGTGAGAGCCTTCGGTCTGCCCTTGGGAGCGAGCCTCTCGGGCTTTGACGTTGTCAAGCTTTCGGAAGAATGCTTTGTTGTACCCATGTTCGTAATTCCTCTTGTCTTCTGTACCTTCCTCAAAGAGAGAGTAGTCGTACTTGTTTTCAGTGAAGTGCTTAATACCTAGCTTGAAGGTGTTCACGCTGTAGTTCCAATCATAATGCAACCTGAGTCATCAATGTAGTGTTGGTCACGTAGGTTAGGACTAAGGAGGAAGTTCTCTCGGCTCTCCTCACACTCAGCTACTGTAGAGAACGGCATGGGGAAGACACGGCAACCCTCGATTGCTCCAGGGTCTAGTGGGCCCATACCGCAGATTAAGATATATCCTAGTACCATTAGTTCATCCCTTCAAATTTACCAGTTGGTGTAGATTCACCAAAGTCACTCATGTCGATGTCCTTAGTGAGGTGTTCATACGCTTCATCTGTAGCGTGTAGCAAGTCCTCTGGTGATTCAAACGATTGTCGAGAGTTTGCTAGAGTAGCGAAGATTTCAAACTTAAGTAGGAATGTATTCATATTGTTTCCTTTGTTTCGTTAATAGTAAGTTATTCGTTGCCTAGTGTCAAGTGGTCTTCTAGACTTCCTCACGGTACTTTGGGTGTGTTACAGCAGACTCCAGCATCTGCATTCCAATCTCACGGTCGTAGTACTGTGAGGACGATACACGGGGAACCTCAATGAGTATTCCACTTGGGATATGTATTAAACGTATAACCGTGTCCATACCACCAATACCCATCCCTATCCTCTGGTCAATAACACGTGTATGTATTTCCTCAGGTTTTAACATTATACCCCTTCCTTGATAAACGTTTCCACCCAGAGTTTAGTCATGCTGCTGCGTACGATGTCGTCTACACTGAACTCAATGATGGGGATAGGCATGTCGTACTTGTCAATGAGAGCTAGTACCTTGGTAAGTCCATCGCCCTCTCTGAGGTCAGACTGCATGATGTCACCGTTGAGTACCAGCTTAGAGCCTTCACCTACACGAGTGAGCAACATCTTTAGCTCATGGAAGGTGATGTTCTGGGCTTCATCACAGATGATAAAGGCATTCTCAAAGGAACGACCACGCATCAAGGCCATAGGCGCTACCTCGATGTTACCGTTCTTCATGCCTGTGTCCACTGTACCTTTCCCTAGGTGCCTGTCCAATACATCTAAGACTGGCAGAGCCCAAGGCTCACACTTCTCCCTAAGGTCACCAGGCAGGAACCCAAGCTTTTCACCCACAGCCACGTGAGGGCGTGTGATGACTATCTTGTTGATCTGCTTAGTGTAGTAGAGAGACGCAGCAATGGATGACACAACAAAGGTCTTGCCTGTACCGCTAGGCCCGAAGACTACCACTTGGTCTGACGTGGTTAAGGCCTTAATGTACTCCCCCTGCTTCTCAGTCTTAGGTAGGATACTAATAGACTTCTTGTCTACGTCATGCTTAGTGACAACACGAGTAGTCTTTGGCTTTGCTTTCTGCTGTACCATTAGTCTTCCTTTCTGCGTACGTCTGTTACAATAACATTTAGAACCTCTTGCATATCCATAACTCTGCGATAGACAGATACGTTAGTCTCAATATCTGAAGCTAACTCCTTTACTGTCTCGTCTACAATTCTTTCTGCTTGGGACATAAGATGTTTCTTTAGTCGCTGCCTAAGGGTTGCGTCCACAGCTTCTTTCAGAATACTTATTCGGCCTGTATCAAAGGTTTCCATTAAATCAATTCTTTCAGAATCTTTAAGTCTTTTTCCATCTGAGAGATTTTACTAGCCGTTTCTTTTTTCGCACGTGCAAGGATAGCCTCGGGTTTACCACAGTAGTTTTTTAAGCTTTGTCTTGCTTTAACGAGTTTCTCCCCGTAGTCATCGAGATGACCAACACCCCAGCTGACTTCAGCTGAGCAATGTATACACCCAGCCCTGTAGTAGTCTGTGGTGGAACCTCTTGGATCATACCCGCCGTCTACAACCTTACCTAGTTGACAGTCGCTCATTTGTGAATCTCCTTTAGTGTTTCGTTGGCCCACTCTAGGTACTGTTGTGCCTTAGCGAGGTCTTCCAGAGGATTGCCTTTGTACATAGCCCTGTGGTTGTACTTCATGACGTTACCACGGCAGTATGCTACGAACCCATCAGGACCAAGGACTTGCTTGA